ATGAGTGAACGGAAAAGCCCGGTTGATGGAGCCGCACCGGTGGGGAAGATCGAACGACACAGACTGACGGCGAAGAACCCCTCGACGCTCAGCCCTGAAGATGCCAAAGCGTATGCCGAAGATCTGCTCCAGGCAGCTTTATACGGCCCCAACGCCTATTTGCCTGAAGGGCCACGGAAGCCTTTGGGAGGCCTCTCCAAGGATCCACGGGACGAGGATGCCAACGCGGCCGGAGCGAGAGTAGGCCGAAGCGGTTTGCAGAAGAACCTTGAAGACGTGAAGAACGAGTTGAAGTTTCTGTTGCCGAAGGTGTCTAACGAAGATGGAGTGGCGCAGCTGAACAGCATAATTTCTTCGATTCAAGAGGCGCAGAATCGCGCTGACGATTATGAGCGGAACAGTGTTTACGAGGATCCATATAGTAATCAGCCGAATCTTTATGACGAAAAAAACAACATTCGATAAGTACGGCTTACCCGACAACGACCTGATCAGAAAAAGCGGCGGATCTTGGCTGCAAGGGCAGGTTAGTTATCGTTGGGGTCCCAGGATGACCCTCAAACAAGCGGTCTCCGGGTGGAGAGAGTAAGCGACAGGTTGCCTGATCACTGCGCACCGTTCTCCTCACTGAGCCAGTCACAGGCGAGGCGTTTCAGGCGCTTTATCTCGTGCGTCGAGGTCCTCGACCGCGATGATGAGCTTGCCGAAGGGGATCACCCCTCGATCGCCTGCCTTAGGGGTGTAATAAAGAGGGACCACGCGGGGGTGCCCGCTCCAGAGATCCAGTTCGGAGGAACCGGTGCGGGAGATGCAGCAGGGCTCCTCCTCCCAGGGGTCGGACCAGAATTTGAGTCTGTAGCTCGAACTGGTCAGGTCACGCAGCTCGATGATATGTTCGACAATCGGCACGAAGCAGCGGTCTTTCTCATCGCACCAGCCGGTGGTGTGTTCGAAGCTTCTGTCGGCCTTCTCAAGCCAAGCCTTCACAAAATAGCGAGGCTCGCCGGTTTCTGCCGCGATGGAGGGGAGGGTCGAAGCGGCGGCTAGCAATATCGTGGCGAAGATTTGATTCATGTTCCCCCCTGCGGTGTGACGGCGGCTCGTCGAGATCCGGGCGGTGCCGCCCATTACGGCCGCAATCTGATCTGAGATTTTGGCGCAATTAGGGGTAGCAGTAAAATTGGAGTACACGCCTCACAAGACGAGCCGTTGCGCAAGGGAAGCGATGAAGACAAGCGGGAGAGCGTAATGTCCAAAGATCAAAGCGCCATGTCGGATATCGCGGCGCGGGCCGAAGCGGCGGCGAGGTCTTCCTCTGCGGGCCTGGCGCCCGCGGGGTCGCGCGACCCCTTGGGGAGCAGCTTTCTTTGCGCCGTGCAGGCGGATTTCGCACAGCATGGCGTCGGCGTGCTTGCCCGCATTCGCGAGGAGAAGCCGGAAACCTATCTGAAGCTCGTCTCGTCGATCCTGCCGAAGGATCTGAGTGCCGCAACCGGCTGCGCGGACGAGCTGTCCGACGAACAGCTCATCGAGCGCATCCAGGCCCTGGATGCGGCGATCCGGCCCTTAATCTCCGGCAAGAAGAGGGCAGGCGGCATGCGGAAGCGCCCGCCGCCCGCAAGGGCATAGCATCAATGGGTCGGCGCCACCCTTGCCGAAACAGGCGCTTCGCTGCTCGAGAAGATGATGACGGCAAAGAGCAGAACGCCGGCAAAGGCAATGAGCGAAGAGACGGCGACGATCGGCTCCACCGCAGTATTGCCTGATAGCAGCAGGTATAGAGACGGAATGAGGACCGCGACCCCGAAGGTGTAGACGGCGTATTGTATCATCGCCAGCCGCCTCGCCGCCTTTTGGGGGTTGAGCGCATGATAGCCGCCGAAAATCGCCATCGTGACCCAGCCCAGCAGGTTGGCGTGAGCATGAGCGCCCGTCGCGGCATGGTTTCCTGAGATCGACATATGCAGGCCGATCGAAATGCCAAGGATCAAAAAGACAATCGCTGTTTTGAAATAAAGGTTTGCAATACGTGGCATCGGGCTCCCCTCCGATAAAAACAAGAAAATTAGCATGTTCTCACGCATATGAGAATATCCCGATATAGGGCTCATTCGTGCGGTACTGCTGTTCCCGGCGTGACAGCTCGAAAAGCCAGGGTCGGGCGGAGGAAATTGCGTCTTCTGATTGCGCTTCACCCTGAATGCATCGCGAGGGGCGTGGAACATAATCCGGATTTTCGCATTCGTTAGGATGAACGATGCGCTTTGTAGCGCTCCAACTTCTTTCGAGACGCGCAAAAGTCGCTGTAGAAACTTGATTTGGCGCGTTATTTCGTTCTCGGAAAGTTCGATTGTGCAAGGGAGAACCGCGATATGCTTGGCACCGTCCTGCTCATTATCCTGATCCTGCTTCTGATCGGCGCCTTTCCCGCCTGGCCCTATTCGTCCGGCTGGGGCTACGGCCCTTCAGGCATTCTTGGCGTTCTGGTCGTGGTTCTGCTGATACTGCTTCTGATGGGCAGAATCTGAAGGCCACGAAGCAAGAAAGACTGCTGATTACCAGCTCGCGCCGTCGATCAGACGGTGCGGGATGTCCTCCCAGACCGAACGATCAAAGATGCGCATGTTAACCGCCATGCGGGACGTGTTGCCGCCGATGGGCGAATAATGGGTGGTGCAGCCGCAGACGCTGCAGTGGTGCATAGTCAGGGTCCTGTCTCCCTGAACATATCCGACCAGCTTTCTTTCCGGATCGGTGACGGCGACCTCGTTTGACGGATAGTAGCCCCAAAGGGTTCCGAGCCTGCTGCAGAGAGAGCAGTTGCAATCGCCGAGCGTCTCGGGGCGGACGGGGACCGCAACGCGGACCGCCCTGCAATGGCAATGACCTTCGATCATGATCTTTCTCCCGTTGCGGCGCATGCATGCCGGCGCGCCGATGATCATGACTGAGCATTATTGAGCTTATCCCGCCGCAGTCCAGCGGAGAGCTCCGGCCTCTGCCGCCGCAATTCCAAATAAAGAGACAGGATCACGGATGAGCGCACCCGACCCATCCGAAGGCACCGCTGCGTTCGGCCTTTCCGCGATGCTCAAGGAACAGATGTCGCTGATGGCGGAGCTCCATCGGCGGCAACGAACGAATATCCTTTCAAGCTATCAGCCCTATGCCAAGCAGCGGGAGTTCCATGCGGCCGGCGCGACCTTTCGCGAGAGGCTGTTCATGGCGGGAAACCAGCTCGGCAAGACGCTTGCGGGCGCGGCGGAGGCGGCCATGCATCTGACCGGACGCTATCCCGAATGGTGGCAGGGAAGGCGGTTCGACCGGCCGGTCGCAATGCTCGCGGGCTCGGAATCCTACGAGCTGACGCGTGACGGGGTGCAGCGGCTGCTGATCGGCCCGCCGCTGAATGAAGAGGAATGGGGCACCGGATTCGTGCCCAGGGCGACGATCCAGGCGACGACGCGCCGTTCCGGCGCTTCCGGGGCTCTCGACAGCGTGACGGTGCGGCACGTTGCAGGCGGAGCCTCGACGCTGCTCTTCAAGGCTTACGAGCAGGGACGGGCCAAGTGGCAGGCCAATACGGTGGACTATGTCTGGTTCGACGAGGAGCCGCCTGAGGACGTCTATTTCGAGGGGATCACCCGCACCAATGCGACCCGCGGTTCCATCGCCGTGACCTTCACGCCGCTCAAGGGCCTGAGCGCCGTGGTGGCCAGATACCTGATGGAAAAGTCTGCGGACCGCGAGGTCATCACCATGACGATCGAGGATGCGGAACATTATACGCCCGAGGAGCGCCGGCGGATCATCGACAGCTATCCCGCCCATGAGCGCGAGGCGCGCACCAAGGGCGTACCGGCCCTCGGCTCCGGACGGATCTTTCCCGTGACCGAGGAGAGCATTCGTGTCGATCCGTTCGATATGCCAAAGCACTGGGTCCAGATCGGCGGACTCGACTTCGGCTGGGACCATCCTTTCGCGGCCGTCGGCTGCGCCTGGGACCGGGATGCCGATGTCTTTTATGTGACCAAGCTCTATCGCGAGCGGGAATCGACGCCGATCATCCACGCGGCAGCCCTCAAACCCTGGGGCGGAACCTTGCCCTGGGCGTGGCCCCATGACGGGTTGCAGCACGACAAGGGCAGCGGCGAGCAACTGGCGGCCCAGTACCGCGCACAGGGGCTGGCGCTTCTTCCCGAAAGGGCGACCTTCGACGACGGAACCAACGGCGTCGAAGCCGGGCTTTCCGACATGCTGCAGCGGATGCAGACCGGGCGCTGGAAGGTGTTTTCCACCTGCACGGAATGGTTCGAGGAATTCCGCCTGTATCACCGCAAGGACGGCAGGATCGTCAAGGAGCGCGACGATCTCCTCGCCGCCTCGCGCTACGCGCTGATGATGAAGCGCCATGCACGGGCAATCGGCGGCAACGCAAACTGGAAATTCACCGCCCGAAAGGTTCTCTGATGGCCGCAATGACCGATGAACGCCTGTCCGCACTCGTCAGCCAGCTGGTGAAGGACTGCGAAAGCTACCGCGACGAGCTCGCGGTCGATCGCATCAAGGCTATGGAATATTACGACGGGACGATGAAGGACGTGGCCGCAGACGCCAACCGGTCCAAGGTGGTCTCGCGCGACGTGCGGGCGGCGATCAAGAAGGTGCTGCCCTCGCTGATCCGCACGATCCTCGGCAACGACAAGGTGGTGGAATACGCCCCTGTCAACGAGGGCGACGAGGCGGCGGCAAGCCAGGCGACCGACTACATCAACTATGTCGTCTTTCCCGAAAGCGACGGCTACGACGCGGTGCAGGATGCCGCTCACGACGCGCTGAAGCTCCGGAACGGCATCATCCGCTGGTGGTACGAGAAGCAGATATCGGTCTCGGTTTCGACCCATAGCGGGCTCGACGAGGCGTCACTCATCCAGCTCGTCGGCGATGACGAGGTGGAGGTGCTGGAACAGTCGCAAACCGTCGAAAGAATGGAAACGCCGCAAGGGCTGTTGGAGCAGCCGAGCTACAGCGTGAAGATCCGCCGCCGGGCCGAACGGGGGACGCCGCGACTGGCGGCGGTGCCGCTCGAGGAATTTCTGATTCATCCGGATGCGATCTCGATCGCCGACAGCCCGATCACCGGCATTGCCATGCGGATGCGCCGTTCGGACCTTGTGGCGATGGGCTATGACCGGGACCTGATCGACGGCCTCCCGGCAGCCGAGGCCGGCGGCGGCCGCGATGAGGCATCCACACGCAGGCGCGACGCCTTCGAGACGAAGGATGCTGTGCCGAAGGCGCTCGAGGAGGTGGATTATTACGAGCTCTACGTGAAGGTGGACGCCGACGACGACGGCATCGCGGAACTGCGCCGGCTCGTCTTTGCCGGCGGCACAAGCGAGGAGAACCTGCTTTCCAACGAGGAATGGGATGAGGTGCCCTTTGCCGATCTCATCGTCGAACGCCGGCCGCACCAGCGCGAGGGCGGTTCGGTGACCGACGACATGGCGGAGATCCAGCGGGTGAAGACGGTGCTGATGCGCCAGACGCTCGACAATCTCTACTGGCAGAACAACCAGCAGCCGATCGTCCAGGAAGGCGCGATCGCCAATCCGGAAGCCGTGCTCAACCCCAAATTCGGCCAGCCGATCCGGGTCAGCCAGGGGATCGATGCGCGCGCGGCACTCGGCTACACCATGGTGCCCTTCGTCGCCAAGGAATCCTTTGCGATGCTTTCCTACCTGGACCAGGAGGCGACCGACCGCACCGGCATTTCCGACGCATCGAGCGGCATGGCGCCGGACGCGCTGCAGAACATGACGGCGCGGGCGACGGCGCTGGTCGAGCAGGCCGGCATCGGCCAGACGGAACTGATGGTGCGCACCTTCGCGCAGGGGCTGAGGCGCGTTTTTCGCGGGTTGCTGCGCCTTGTCGTCAAGCATCAGGACCGGCCGCGCGCCGTGCGCCTGCGCGGACAGTGGGTGACCTTCGACCCGCGCCACTGGAATGCGGAGATGGACGCGACGATCAATACCGGGCTGGGGGCAGGCACCCGCGAGCGCGACATGATGATGATCCAGATGATCCTGCAATTGCAGGAAAAGCTGCTGATGGCGCTGGGGCCGGACAACCCCTACGTCTCGCCGGACAATCTCTATAACGGCATCGCCAAATCGGTGGAGGCGGCGGGGCTGAAATCGCCCGACCTCTATTTCACCAAGCCGGCGCCGGAAGAGCTCCGGCAGCGGATGCAGGCGGCTGCCTCCAAGCCTGATCCCGAGATGCAGAAACTGCAGATGCAGGCGCAGGCCGAGGCCGAGAAGGCGCGGCTGACGGCGGAAAACGAGCGGCGGAAGCTGGAGATCGGACGCGAGCTGAAGCTTGCCGAAATCCAGCAGAAGGTCGCGCTGAAGCGCTACCAGATCGACGCCGAACTGAACCTGAAACGACAGCAGAACGCCGTGGAAATCATGGGCGGCGAGCCGCTTGCAGCGGCACATATTCCCCGCCTGCGGGGACGAAGGGTGTGTCCAACACCACGATACAATCCGTGCCGTATAACGCGCTTGTAGATGACCTGACCGCCGACGCCAATGCGGCGCGGCCGATCACGGCAGGCGGCACGGGGGCGACCTCGGCGAGTGTCGCGCGGACGAATCTCGGCCTCGCGATCGGCACGAACGTGCAGGCGCATGACGCTGGTCTGCAATCGATTGCCGGCCTGACGACGGCTGCCGATCGCATGATCTATACGACGGCAGCCGATGCTTATGCGACGACTGCGCTGACGCCGTTTGCGCGGACCATTCTGGACGATTCGGACGCCGCGGCAGTGAAGTCGACACTCGGGCTGGCTGCGATCGCATCTTCCGGTTCGGCGGCCGATCTCGGCTCCGGCACGATCGCCGATGCGCGCTTGCCGAGTTCGATGGGAGGCAAGACCTTCACCGGGGACGTGCAGTTCACAGAGGGAGTCGACTTCGGATCGGCGGTTGCGGCATCCGCAACCGATCTGTCACGACACCTTGCCCTTTGGGGAACGAACTACGGCTTCTCCATTACCAGCAACACGCTGAACTATGTTTCCGCTTCCGAGCACGTCTTTCATTCCGGCACGAACGAAGTCGCCCGCATCTCCTCCAGCGGCGCCTTGACGCTCGAGACGGCACTGGCCGTCAGCGAGGGGGGTACAGGGGCAACGGATGCGGCAACGGCGCGATCGAACCTTGGGGCGAACAACGCTTCGAACCTGACGACGGGTACGCTCCCCAACGCCCGGATTTCCGGTGCCTATGACGGGATCACGACGCTGAGCACCAGCGGGAAGATCACGACAACCGGCAATGAAATAGAGATCTCCGGGGGTAGCCCTCGCGTCAGATTCAGCGACACCAATACGGATGCCTATGATTTCTGGGCCTACGTCGACAGCAACAGGTTCTACGTGCTCGCCGACCGCGACAATTCCGGCACGTGGGAAACCCCACATGCCCTCGAGCTCAATGCCAGCTCCAACGTCGGCTACCTGTTCGGAAGCCAAATCATTACTGCCGGCAATTACGACGGGCTGGGGATCACTCCGGAAGCGCGCAGCATAGCCGCCGGCAACGGCCTCACGGGCGGCGGCGACCTTTCGGCAAACCGGACGCTTACGCTGGGAACGCCGGGTAATATCAACAATTCGACCGGCAACTCCGTTACGAGCACGAGCCATACGCACGCGTTGGGGTTTACGGCCGCGGAAGTTCACCAGGGCACCGGTGTCAACGATACGAATCTCCCGATAGGTCACGTAATTTCCGTATTCTTCTCTCGTGCAATTAACCGCAACGCGACAACGACAATTAGGTTGTACAACAACACCGTCGATTACGACCTCGGAGGGACAGGTTCTATTCTTACAGGAACGTGGAGAGCACGAGGGGCTGCTTCCGAAAATCGACAGATATTTCAGAGGGTCGCGTAGATGGTTATTGAGAACAGTAATGTTGAATACCCAAGGGTTACCGAGATACTCAAAATTTCGGATACTGAAATCGGGGCTGGAACATACGATATTGAAGTAAAAATACAGTGGTTTGAAAATACGGAACCTGAGCTGGTCTCATATCGCTCCAGTCTAAACGATCCGCACGGGGTTAACCCGCAAATCCGCAAATGGTTGAGCGAAAACCCGGATGCGCCGGTGCATGTCTATGTTCCTCCTCAACCACCGACGTCCGAAGAAATCCGCGCGAACATGCCGGCTCTCGCTGCGCGACAAATGCGGCTCGGCCTTGTCGGCGCGGGCGTCTCGCCGAACGAGGTGACAGCCGCCCTTGAAGGACTGCCAGACGGACTTGAGAAAGAAGCCGCTATGATCGAGTGGGAATACGCCACGTCTTACCATCGGACGCATCCGCTCGTGGCGACGGTGGGTGCAGCGCTCGATCTGACAGACGAGCAGATCGACGCCATGTGGACGGCGGCGCTAGAGCTCTGATGGGTGCTTCTGGCACTCGATTTCAGCTACCCTGCGCAAATCGAAGTCCCTGCGGCTCTCTATTGCCTCAAGGATTTCCTGATTCGTCACCTTGGTACCGGAGCTGATCTTCAGCCATGGAATGGCGGTCTCATCAATATCTTCAGGGATCCGCTCCACCAGGCTTGGCTGGGTGAGCAAGCGCTTTAAAATGACGGGCCCTTTGAGAGTGAGTTTCGGTGTGGCCTCCCATATGGCGCAGGCCTTGCGGTCCGTTCGTATGATATACTCGAACAGGTACATCACCCAAAAATAGTGACGCAGCTTACCGCGCTTCGAATAGTACCGAAGCATCAATCGCGACCACTTCGCCACGAGATAGTTCTGCGGCACGGCGGCGAGGAACGATATGGTCACAGCTCGGCCAGGATAGCTGTCGACGTACGCGAAAAAGCCCCTACCCATCAACGTTGGAAGCCACTCATCCAGGGGCTTGACGCAAAACGTGGTGGCATCGACCCATACCCCACCATACTTCCGGAGAAGAGCGATTCTGATGAGGTCGGCCCGCCATTGAATTTTGCGGTCATTTCGGTGCGGCGGAAGGTCGACGAATTCGCCCACGTTTGAGTCACTCAGAACTCGTACATCCCACGATGGATTCTTCTTTTTCCAGGAAGATACCGCATATAGAACTATTTCAGGGGCGTACTCTACTGGTTTATCCCAGTAGATCCAAATGATGTGAGGAATCTTTTTAGGAATCTTGTCAAATGAAATTCGATAATTTCTTTCATGAAGCTTCTGTTTTCCTACGATGCTTCGGCGTATAGAATGACTTAATTTTTTCAATATTAAGAATAAATCAAAAAGAAGCATGTTTCATCCATGATATTTTGTTGGGCTTCAGACATTTTAGCTCTAGTAAAACATCAAGTTAGTTGAGTCTACGAAGGAGGCAGCTGTATTTTCGATTTATCTTAGCGAGGTAACTTTTTGTCACATTAAATGAAAAAACTTCCTGTTATAAGCCTGACACTGTCAGGTTTTTGCCGGAAAAGTTCACCACTATGTTTTTCAAATTCGATTCGAAGGGATGTGCGAAAATCGAGGCGACCCGCAACGATAAGGTGCCGATGGCCTTGGTATTCTCGGTTGCCAAGGCGCCTCGCAACCTTGTAAACGTGCGCGGGAGTTCTCTAACACCCCTGGATGCTCATGCAGGTTCGTGATTTTTTCCGCTTGTGGCTTTGGGTCCGGTCGCGCGGGCGCATTTCAATCGGCCCCAAATGTCGTATCGAGCGCGGGGCTGTTCTGGATTTACGTGAGGCGGGGAGGATCACGGTTGGTCGGAAATGTCGCCTACGGAGGGGCTCCATGCTCATTCCGTATGGCGGAGTTATCAGCATCGGAGACGATTTCAGCTTAAACCCCTATTCTGTGCTGTACGGGCATGGCGGCCTGAGTATTGGCAACAGTGTGCGCATCGCAGCGGGGTGCGTCATCATTCCGGCCAATCATGTTTTCAGTGACCCTGGCACGGCCATTCGCGCTCAGGGGCTGACGAAGCTTGGCATCGTCATTGAGGACGATGTCTGGGTCGGGGCCAACGTCACTATTTTGGATGGAGCACATATCTCTCGCGGGTGTGTAATTGCCGCCGGCTCCGTCGTCCGGGGCCAGACGGAACCTTTGGGCATCTACGCCGGTGTCCCGGCCAAGCTCATCAGGAAACGCGGAAGAATCGAGACGAGGGAGGTCGCGCAATGAGAAATTTGCTTCTGAGTGTCGTCCGAAATGACGCTTCCACTTTGGACAGTCACGCTAGCAACGCCACCTTGAGGGCGCGATGAAAAGGCTCGCACGCTCATTGCGCAAGAAGTATCGCTATCTCGTGGACGCCAGGACCGTCACAATTGATGGCGTTACTCTTATTTCGGACAAAGGACGGATACCGCACTATCTCCGGGATTTGATGTACCGCGAAGTGTATGAGGACACAGAGCGAAACGTTCTCCTAAAGATATTAAAGCCGGGGCACAGAGTTGTGGAGTTCGGCACCGGTCTCGGGTTTATTTCGCTCTTGGCAGCAAAAATTTGTGGTCCAGAAAAGGTCAACACTTACGAGGCCAATCCCACTATCGAGGCTCTTATCCGAGAGAACTTCCAACTCAACCGCGTTAATCCTTGCCTTCACATGGCTGCTGTGACACGTGACGGTCGCCGGTTATTATTCAACGCTTCGGACAACATCATTTCGTCAAGCGCTTTCGACCGGGGGATTAGCGGAAAAATGATAGAGATCGAAAGCATACCTTTCGCCGATGTCTTGCGAAGCCATTCACCGGACGTGTTGGTTATGGACGTCGAGGGTGGCGAGCATGAGCTGCTGATGTCGGATGGTCTGGCTGCGATCAGACATATTCTCGTGGAGCTCCACCCGCATATCATCGGTCAGGAGAAGGTGGATGAAATCAGAAACCATCTTGTTTCCAAGGGATTTGTTGCCGAAACCCAAGACAGAAAGACGTTTCATTTTCATAGGATCTAACAGGCTAACGGTCCAGCTAACCGTTCGCCCCCGTCACCCGGTCGGCGACGACGCGCGTTTCCTCTTGTCGCCAGCAATTGCCGTTGACCGCTGCGACGGCGACCGTTTGTTGCTCGCGCGGCGTTTAGCCGATCCGTGGGCACCCGAGTTCGTTCGAAAAGACAACACGTTTGCATTCCCCCGATGCCCCGTCCCTCGCACCTCTTCGGCGCAGAGCCTGGCTCTCCGCGCATCGATTACATCGCTCACCCGCCGATCCTCGGCGAAAAGTCACTGTGACTGTTGGCCTACGGCTTCATAAACGAACGGCCTCAAAACCCCGCCATGAGCGGGGTTTTTCTTTAAGCAAAAAAGGTAACCCAATGACAAACACCGTGCCTCAAGGCGCGGCGATGCTGCTCGAGTTTATCCGCGAGGCGGAAGTCGGCAGCAGCGGCCGCGCGTCTTACGACGTGATCTACGGACACAATCAGGGAGGGCTGGCGAAGCCGCTGACGGCAATGACGGTTGCGCAGGTGCTTGCCGCGCAGAAGGGATGGTCCAAAGCGCATGGTTCGGGCGCTGCGGGCGCTTATCAGTTCATGCGGGCCACTTTGGCAGGGCTCCTGAAGGAGGTGGCATGGCTGCGCGGCGATCATCGGTTCGATGCCGCGCTTCAGGACAGGCTGGCCCTTCACCTTCTGAACCGCCGCGGTCTTGCCGCTTTCCTCGCGGGCGAAATAGGACGTGCGGAGTTTGCCAGGCGCCTAGCCATGGAATGGGCGTCGCTGCCGGTGCTGACCGATAGCAAGGGAAGCCGGCAGCGGGTGAGGCGCGGACAGTCCTATTATGCCGGTGACGGGCAGAACAGGGCGCTGGTGCGGCCGGAGAGGCTGGAAGGGGTTCTTGGCGCGGCTCTGGCGGCGTCAAAGCAATTGGGTGAGGCAAACCGGGAGATCGAGGCGGCGCCTGTTGCTCCGGTGCGGACGCGCAAGCCGGTTTCCCGCTCCGGACGCTTCTGGACCTGGTTGCTGACCGCCGGCGGTACGATCCTCACTGCGCTGAAGGAACTGAACCTGGTGGCGCTGGACTGGCGGGTGCAACTTGCCATTCTCGCAGCGATCATCGGCTTTGCCGTTTACGCCATCTGGTCCATGCCGGCGGTTCGCGATGCACTGGGCCTCACGCGATGATGATCCCGTGGGGCAATCTGGCTGCCGGCGCGCTGATACTCGCCGCAATTTCCTGGGCGGTGCACGAAATTCGTTCGGATGCCGCGCAAGCGATCCGCACCTCAATTGAAAGGCAGAACGATGAAGCAGAGAGGAACGCTGACGCCAGGCGCCTTGATTTTGATACCTGTTCTACTACTGGCGGGCTGTGGAATTTCGGGACCGGCCGATGTGAGCGGCCTTCGCGGCATCGTGGGGACTGAGCTTGCCGGCGTGCGCGGTGCCACGCAGGCTGATCAGCGCAGGATCGACCGCACCGTGGTGGGCCTCTGCGCCGCCGCGGTCTGGACGCGTTCGGAATGTGTCAAGCATGGGGAGCGCGGCCATGATTGACGCAGGCGTTCACCAGCAACTGGGCACTCTCGTCGCCGAGGTGAAGAACCTGCGGGAGGACCTGCGCCGCTCGGAAGACAGATCCGATGCGGGGCGCCTGACGATGACGCGCCGGATGGACGAAGTGGTCGAGCGAATGCGAACGCTCGAGGGATCGATGATGCTCGTCAAGGACGATATCGCCTCCATGAAGCCGGTGACCGACGACGTGCGCAAATGGAAACTGATGGGGATGGGCGCTCTCGGCGTCATTGGCATGGCTGGAGCCGCGCTCGGTGTCACCTTTGCCGATGCGGCAAGACGCGTGCTGATGCTGACGAAAGCTGGTTAGAGTATTTCCGGCATTTCGTTGAAACATCAAGCGTTCGCACCTTCCGACGCTCTGCGTCCCGAAACCGGGACACAGAACCAGAAGCGCTCCGGGCCAAAAATGCCACCAACTCAGTCGTCCCCGAAAAGGGGGAGATCACGGTAACGGCGGCTTACCAGCCGCAACGACCGGTCCGGCTCGATGACGTAGGTTTCGTAGACCCGGCGGCCGAACCGGTCGATGAACTGGTGCGGTACGACGCTGCCGACGGGCGCCTTGGTGAGCCTGGTGCGCGGCTGGCCACCATAGGTGATGCTGCCGGGGATCGGCTCCAGATAGGCGGAATAGCCCACCGAGGTCGATTCGCAGCCGCTCAAGAGCATGAGCGCGCACAGGACAGGAAGAGCGTATTTCAT